ATCGTTTGGTAATCTCGCCAGATTTGGTTCGCTGAGATCCAAGTCATATTGAGTTGGTTAAATAAGTAGCCACTGTACATCTTGTTTTCTGGACGAGTAGCTTCCCATCTCCCGTGAGCACGGTCAAGTTCTTCTTGGCAATGCATACAACCAAAGTAGCGTCTCTCAGTTTCTTCTCCCTCGTTTTGGATCATGATATTCTTCATAGTCATAATGTCTTCGTTGCCGCAGCTATCGCAGGTTACGTGCCATTTCTTCTGGTCAGACTGTCCCCACAAGACACGGTCATAGTAGCTTCCCTTCTGCTTAGGTGTACCTGTGAAGTAACAGCGACCGTTAAGCTCAGTCTTAGGGTCTTTGATTTCACTATGTGAGACCGACTTCTCGATAGACTCGATAGCTGTCTGTGTGATATCCTGTACCTCATCGAAAATAACCATGTCTCCGGCGATACCACGAAGGGCATCCCCATCAGCCCACGCACTCCCGAAGTAATACTGACTAGAGTTAGCTAAACCGATAGCTGTCTTGGCATCACGTTTAGCCTCAACCATCCCCTCGAGGATGCCTCCTTTGCTTTCTCGGATAGCTTTCCGGAATCGGTCATTTACGAAACGAGTAGTTTGTTCCTGCCGAGGGGCTGTATAGGTAATCGTTGTGTGCTTCCTCTGGTAGCCGTGATACAACTGGATACGGACACCAGTCTCGGATTTTTCTACCTGACGCCCTGCTACGATTACCACACGAGGATGCGGATCTCGGTAGACATCGTGCAAGTGGTCTCGGTGGTCGAAGCTGAAGGGTTTACCTTTAACGGTTCCAGTTATTTCGGTGAACCCTATAGGGTCTTTCATTCGTTCTTTGAGTGCAAGTAATTGTTCTTGAGTAGGTTGTTGACTCATTTTGCTGCCTCCTATATATTTTATTTGTAAGGGATTGACATAAAGTTATGACTCAGGTAATATTATAGATAACGAAAGGGTGGTCTAACATGTTTGGACTATTTAATAGGAAGGAAAAACCTAAGAGGGGTATCAAGTTTAGAATTAACGGAGTAGATTTCATCTGTGTAGGAATGAATGCTGGCTCTGTAGAGATGGCTATCATTCAGAGAGCTAAATTGGTTTACGCTAAGAACGTGCTAGATGGTCGTACTCATGGGATTAATCCTAGATGGGTAGCTGATTATGTGAACATTGAATACTATGGAGACGGAACTTGGGAGGTAATTTGATGAGAAAATGGCTAGCAGGGCTACTTAGATGTCGGACTCATAATTATGTCTTAACAGATAAGAGAACAACTGATTATGGATACAGGAAAGAAACTAAATTCTATTATGAGTGCGCAACCTGTGGAGACAAAACCTATCATACGTATTCTATGGAGGAGAGTCTGTAATGGAAGAGATACTGATGAATAAGTGGGTAGCTGGCTCGATAGCAATGGCGGTTGTTCTAATAGGAAGCTATGTGTTCATGTGGAGTAAGCCAAGAAAGTAAGTAGTTAAAATTTCAATTACCATACTATAAAGATAGCTGAGGAGGAATAGTCGTGAAGGTATATGTTGAGAGAAAAGAATGGTCTTCAGAGGTGGACTCTAAAGAGAACCCGGCTCCGTATTTAAACCTAACAGAGGAGACCTTAATTGATACCATCTACTTTAATAACGTTTGGTATATGGAGACGGACAACTTAGAGGAGGAGGTACTACAGGAGATCCGGTCTCGTGGTGAAGGTGTGACTTGGGAGAATATGTCTAGAGAGAGCGTTGTGAGAGTGACTATCGGGTAAATACTAAGGAGGGAAAGTTAATGAAGTACAAAGTAGAGATACTAAGAGCTAGTAGAATGCATGGAGAATCCTCTAAAGTTCCACCTACAAAGATGCTACCTCTAGAGGAAGTTAAGTATTCTTGGATGGTATTCGATAAAGAATCACATGATGAAAGTAGATGGTTTACTGAGACGGATGATCTAGGGAAGTTAATCATTGATCTACAAGCTTACGAGAAAGAAGAAATAATCTTCGGTGGAGAAAATAACTACTCGATAACTATATATGATGTCTATGTGGAGTAACCCCTAGAGAGGTTGCTTCTTTTTTTTTGTCTATATAGTCTGGTATGTGAAATTATATATACTATGGAGATAGCAAACTCTGTAGGCGTACTCATGGGTAGTTGGTTAAGGAGATGGGAGCTATGTAGAATTTGCTATATAGAGGAAAATTTTTAGAAAAAAACCGGAGGGGTAGGACTAGGGAGGTGTTAAATTTTCTAAAGTGTCCTATCTCGTCTCAAAATGTTTAGTATCGACACGGGCATACACCCCTACCCTCAGGAATGCATGGGTACCCCTCAAGTGTCCTCCTCTAGAGACAGCTGCCTCACTAGCCAACCGACTGGATAACACTAAGACTGCTCAGAATCCCTCACAAGGCCTTGCACATAAAAGTATAGACACATGGGTATGACTCTGGTATGATGGACTCACAAGCAAGCACAAGGAGGCTGATGATAGTGAGAACGATAGTAACACTGATAGGCATAGTACTAATGTGGGTGGCGATGTGGTGCACCTACACAGGCTACCTCACAGTACAGTGCATGGCACTCACAGAGGCAGGACTTATAGGCACAGTGTGGATGACTAACCTAATAGGACGTATGATGGAGGAGAGCTACTGAGGTGGCTCTCCTCTTTCACTTTCGGCCTCGTACTTTCGGAGGGTGGTGCATGGTGGTGGTGTACTTTCGTGGCAGTGCATAGGATAGTGCATACTCTGGAGGAAGAACCCTTTAGTTTCGCTAATGAGTTGCATACTCATACGGTCTCTATGCATAGTGCTGATTAGTGGTAGTTATGCACTGGATACCTAGGAGGGGTAGCTAACTCGTTGTGGCTCTAAGGGTGAAGGCTTATTTGCTGTCTCATACGGAACTTCCTATAAGAAGTATTATGTCTACTAGATGGGGTGTACCTGAGTTCGCTGTCTCGTTAGATTCACAGTTCTGATTATGAGTCTGACTGAGGCGACCACGCCGAGGGGTGGGTAAACCCACTAGACACTTCCTCATCAGCTCACATCCACCTTCTACCCATCAGCCTACCTCATCAGCTAAAACCCGTGAGACAGCACTCTCAGGCTTCTCCTCTGTAGTCCCTCCTCATCAGTTCACCTACCAATGAGACGGTCTCATCAGGATCTACCAGTAAGCCAGCCTACTCTGTTCTGGCTCGTGAGATTTCACTGTAGTATACTGTCGGTTACCCGACGGACATCTCCTTCTCAGTCGACTAATTAGCTAGCTCCTAATTTAGACTAATGGATTCAAGGTCTAATGATAACACAAATAAGGCACACCTAATAGGTGCACCTACGCCGATTACTCGGCGAGTTATACTACATGCCTCCATGTCTTCCTGTTAGCTACATTGGTGACAGATACTCCGCTTACTCCTAATACTTTAGCCATCTCTTCTCTGTTCATGTTGCCACCGTTTGTTGTCCTATCGTTCTCTCTTATCCACCTAACATCATCCTCAGTTAGCTTTGAGTTGTGGTGGCCTACTCCTGCAATAGCACCACTGCACAGTCCCATCTCCCAAGCATGAGTTATGTTCTCCTTCTGAGTCACCCACTCTAGGTTGTCAGCTCTGTTGTTGCACTTGTCGCTGAGCACTTTGCCTTTCTGTATCCTCCTCATAGTCTTACCTTTCCAGTTGTACTCGATGTACCTATCCAAGCTTCGTACTCTCCCGTGATCACTCACTTCGTACAACCCATTAGTCCCCTCAATTGTCTTCCACACTTCACTCATTGGCTTCTCCTCCTTCGATATGACTCAGGTACGACCAATAGCCCTGCTCGTCAGCAGGACTCATCAGCCTATCTATTCAGTTCTTCCCATGAGGTAGTTCAAGCTCGTCAGCCGTGCCTACCAGTGTCTCTCCTGCTATCTCTGTGCTATCCTCCGTAGCCCACAACAAAGTGACTACATCTCCTAGTTTGTACTCGCCAGTCAAGGCGTAGTTCCCCATGTCCTGCTCATCGCCATTCACATTAGCCAACACGTAGACACTGTCATGGTAGCCGACTACCTCCATCGAACTCACCATAGGAACTGGCTGGCTCAGTTTGTCTCGTAGAGTTGGCTGCTCACTAGCTGCTGCCTCTGTGTATACTGCTGAGTTTGTGTAGATTGCCATTGCTGATGTTGCACCGAAAGCTAGGATAAGGAGTAGGCTGATTAGGAACTTGAAGTTCTTCATGTTAGTTACCTGCCTTTCCTGCTAATGCATCCAAATGAGCTAGCACCTTAGTGATCTCCGTAGCGTGTGCTGTCATTGCCTTCTCCACAGTTACATTCTTCTTACCGAATAGTTTGCTCATTAGTCTTCTCATCATCTTTGTTTCCTCCTCAGGGGTTGTGTGTTTCTTTGTTGATGTAATCATACCATGGTCATACCGAGGAGGTCAACACTTTTGTCAAAACTTTTTTTTCGGCTACATATCGAAGAGGAGATTCATGTTGATTCCCTTGTCGTTGTTCTTATTGTTTGTACTCTCATTGAACTTCCTATCGAGACCGAGTGCTTGCATGTATCGAAGGAACTTAGAGTCGTAGTCATTCATTGCTTGTGCTTCATCGACGATTTCACCAGCTAGTGCTATCTCTCTGCGTTCATTGAGAATTAGGTTCATGAGTCCGCGGTGTAGGATTAGTGTATTGAACTCATCTAGATTGTACTTCTCTATGCCGAGGTTCATCATAGCAGAATACAGCATCTCTTCCTCTACAGTAAACACAAACTTACTGTTTAGTCCGTGCACGAGAGCGGCCATAGGGTTTAGGTTAGCTAGTGCAGCCTTTCTTCCTTCCTCAGTCTTCGGCCCTGTAGAGTGACCACCATGCATGGCGCACCTAGCAGCTCCCTCTACAGGAGGTAGGTTACATATCTTTCCGGTGTCTGATCGAACTGCTCCACATATGATTGTAATCTTCTTGAATTCATTCTTTATGTGAGCTGTCACTTTGTTCTTCCTCGCAGTGTCATACTGCATACCATTAATCTCTGCAGCAGTAGCGTGTGCGTCCTTCCTGATCTTACTGATTAGTCTCTTTTCTGCGTCTGTCTTTCTACCGAGTCCGCCTCCGTGGTCTTTAGCCATTAGTTATCTTCCTCCTTAGTTTGTCTATCATGTTATCTCTCCAGAGTATCCACTTGACGTACACATATAGGTCAGGTCTCACTAACC